TCTTAGCAAGCATACGTGTGCGTTCATATAACGCTTTGAGCCTATCGGCTGTGTTATTGAACTTACCTGCCATACTTAGTTTATCCACTTGATCTAATACAACGACATCAGGCTTAGATTTCTTGGCACGAGCTATGATGGTGTCGATATCCATTTCGCCTATCTGACGTACCTTAAGATTAGGATATGCTGCTACCCATTCAGGATTATCTATCCCTTGCTGGATGACTTCTCCGATGTCGTCATCTGTCTCACCTGTAACTGCCCTACGTATATTGAGCATGATCTTACGACCAGGCTCTTCATTAGCATAGTATTCTACCTTATGCTCAGATAAATACCCAGCAATCATGTAGGCTACGAATGAGGACTTGCCTAACTCAGGTCGCCCGAATACAACAGCCAGATTACCCCTAGTAAGACCACCAATATGCTTACGTAACTTAGTAATGTTAAAGGGAAAATTCCCAGCTAAGGTGTACTGTTCCGCAAGGTTTTCCAGTAAGGGGCTGACAAGTTCAGTGTCTTCTTCCTCTTCAATTGGCATACGATTAAGTATTTCAATAACCCCTTCGTGGCTATCCTCATTCTTCTCAATTATTTGCGCTAAGGCATTAAGCGCATCTAACCGCTGCTTCTTACGTGCAAGGCTAAAGATAAACTTAGACGTAACATCTAAGTCTACTTCATTTGCATCTCGTATCCTTTCCATGATCTCAGCTAATAAGGCTTTTTTAGCTGTAGTGGATACCTTCTTCCCCATCAAACATTCTTCTACTATATCTACATCTAAATCACCCTCTAGCTCAGAATGTAGCTCAACAATAACTGCCGCTACATCTTCTAAATCCTCGGAGAATGCATAGGGATTAAAGATTCCCCCCACCTCAGAGAATACCTCCTTATCCAATACGGATTTAAGGAGGCGTGTTTCAATGCTCATCTAATATCTCCTTCACATCTTCGGGTCTATAGTACTTCAAGTCATCAGGTATTAGTATAGCACGGGCATAAACGAAAGGCAAGAGCCTTGCAGCCATAGCTACCCCTTTACTGTATGCATCAGGGTCTAAGGCTATTATAACCTTATCTACTTTCATTAGGTCAACCATATCACTAGCTGATAACTCAGTACCAAGTAAAGCAAGGGAACTATAGCTGTAGGAGGCCACACAAGCAGATGGAATATCTTCGGTGACAACGACAGTATTTAATTGTCCTTTATTGGGTAGCCAACAACCCCTATCACTGTTACCATAACGATACCACTTAGGATACCCGCCAGATAAACTCCTACCAATTGCATCTACAGTTACTCCTTTTCTGTCTATCAGAAATACAGCACGATCCTGCTTTGGGTCATATCTCAACTTTATCCTTCCTTGAGTATATGCCTGTAACGTGTGCATGTTTTGGAAATATTTGAACACATGCTCTTTCTGCTCAATGGCTGTGAAATAGTCTGGTACTTCAAACTGTGTCTCATACTTTACAGGCTTCAGTAGCGATTGCAGCACTTCTGATACCGTGCGAATTAAAGATTCCTTTCCTTTTTCCTTGCACGATGCTTTGAAGCAGAACCATGCTACTTCCCCAAGTTTTCGAGATACAGATAGACTGCTGCTACCCCCGCAACTAGGGCAGTCACCTCTATAAGAGTCATTTCCATTGAGAAGTTCCTTTGCTTCCTTACTCGTCAATACAGACATCGCACAGGATATCCTTAATAGCTTCTTGTGGCGTGAAACCAAGGCAAGCTAATTGCATCATAGCTGTACTGCTATCAATATGACCAAGCGATAGCTCCTCTAATATCTGCTCAATATCATTACTCCAATGATCCTTACACATTTTTATTGCCTTTTTTACTGATACTACTGACATACTGCTTAACAAGTTCGTTTGCAATAGCATGGTAATTTTCCTCTACAAAAAGCTGTTTGTCTTCCTCGCATAACCCCATCATATCAGCATCATACTCAAGGATTGCGCGTGTGTCTATGTCGATATCTGAAAATCTACCCATTTTATTTATCCTTCCAAGACATAGCCCACCATAGGAAAGCTATACCTATGGCAGGAATTACAAGTAACACTATCCAACTCATGCTTCCCTCTCATCCATCTGCTGATCTTTCCATTGATCATATGCCCAATCAGCATACGCATCAGCCCGATCAGTCCATAACTCAGTGGCTCTGTCGCATATAGCCTCCCATGAGGGTTCCCAATTTTCGTCTAAACCCCCGTCAGCAAAGTAATCCTGAACAAGAGACTCCTCTGCCTCTTCGATATAATCTTCAGGTGAGCTACTTAATCTATGCATCTACCAATTCCTTCCACTCCTTAGAATTAAGCATGGTGGCTACCTTAGTAGCATTACGTTCTTGGGTAACAAGTTTCGTACCCCCACGAGAAGGCTCAGTATGCGTAGCCCATGCAGTAGCTACGTTATAAGCATTCCAAGCATTGGCCCCCATGTCTGACACTGATCGTTGAAAGTCTGCCAATAGGGATGTAAGCAGTTTTTCGTTAGTTTTAATACGATTTCGGTAAGGGTAAGATGCAATGGTATTACCAAAGAGATGCTCCGCATCATCATACCCTACATGCTGCTGCATCCATTCTTTGTATGTAACCTCGCTATCGTAAAAGGCTCGCACTCCGTTTTTTAGCTTAATAACTTCCTTTTCAATGCTAATATTTGTTGTATGCTTACGGCTACTCTTATAGGTATGCTCACCTGTATAGCAACCATTATTACACCACCACCTATTCGCTAGTGATGTGATGCTATGAGGTGCGGATTGATCATAACTACTGCCAACATTAACTCCATAACTATGGATATCCCCCACTCGCGGTTCAATGATTTCAGTACGGAAGCTGAGGTATGCACTCCACCTACCACTGCTGTTAATGTCTGAGTGTTTGATATCAACATTAGCTAGATCAAGGGTAGCCTCTTCGCAAGTATCAATCATAGCTTGCCATGAGGTTGCGTAAGGCACTATCTGGTAACGATCAGATACAAACTTGTAGATAAGCCCATCATGCTTACGATGTACGGCATAAACTTTTGGTCCTACTTTAAACCCTGGCCCCACCACGTCACTAGCCTTTATTAATTCAACCTCAAAGTTCAGGTGTTCGGGCAGTTCTAAGTTGTTCATTCCGTCTAACGGCATTAGTTTTCTCCTTTCGTGTATATTTAACACGAGACTTCACAACCCTCTTTCTATACTTAGGGGTGCGTAAGTCTCGTGCTATGGGGTTATGTTTCTTAGGCATCTGTATTTACCGTGTATTGCCGCTTCCAAATATTCCGATAGCGGATAAAACGTGCATCATTCTGCATTCCTCCAAGCGTTATAGTATTCAATACATTTAGCGGTTAATTTTTCAGCCTCGGCCAAATCTTTTTCTGCCAGGGCGGCTTCCTTATACCGATAGGACATTTCCCACAATACGTCTTTTTTCATGCTCATTTTTAAATCTCCAAAAAAAGGGCAGGGCTTTCCTTATTGTCCTTATATAATAGCATATATAAGGGCGTATGTCAATTTATTGTAGATGCCCTCATCCTTCACAAGCCAGAGCTAGTTCCATCTCTTCAAAATAGTGGTCGTCAATCCATTCAATTGCAGGAAGAATTTTTTCCAAGACCCCTACTGGAAGATTATACTTAGATAATTCCCATAGAAGAGCGGCAGTTACGATCCCTGCTAAACTGTATTGCCGGTGCCGTCCCTTCCCTGAATGTCGATCCCCTACGGTCTCGATCAATTTTTCATTGGTCCAGTGACGTATCCGACGAGCAACTAAGTCAACCTCATCCGGGCGAGAAGCTAGTCTCTGACTAAGTTCCCGGAGGCTCATAAAGGGGGTCGTGGCATGTGCGGCGATGTTTTTCATGTTCAAGATGATGACACTCGGTTCCTCCAATCGTTGTTGCACTTCAATCTCGGTCTTCAAACTTTTGCAGATGTAATCTCCTGACGCTTGGTCATAACTGACGGTTATCCACCAAGGAACTTTTCCTTCCATTGTAATCATCCAAATACCCGCCCATCCATAAGCCGATACCACTTCTCGGATGCCATAATCTTGTCGTAATCTGTCATCCACAAGGAAGTTTCCTCCCTCGCCTCTTGCGTGTATTCTACCCCAAATTGGTAACGGGTAGTAGGAGAATAGTCGTCAAAGCGTATGATTTCTGCGGTTCTCCGCTTGCGTACTCTAGTCATAGTAACTCCTTTCTTTCCTTGTTTTTAACCTTAACGTGTACGTTTTTATTGGAATGCTTTTCCTTTGTATTTATTTAGAAGTATGCCCCACTTAGCATTTGCAATCCTAAGTTCAACAGGTTTCATCCCCGGATCATACTCAGCCCCAATAGCAAATAGTTCAGGGTGCTTCTCAAATGCCTCCTCTAACTTTTTTGGTCCTAATGACCCTATATGTGTTAGCTTGTGGTATTTAGACATAGCTGGGCTGGCTCAATTCTGATACCGCCCACACTAATGTTAGAACATAATACATGCTATATACCCCGCACCAAACATGAAGGATAAAGCTATAACATCCTTGAGCATGGATATACGTCCCTTATGACGTATTTTCTCTGCCCTGTTTCTGATTTTATATGGCCTCATTGGTCAATCCCCTTTCCATACTTCTTTTGGGTTTAAAATAGAAGCGTCTAATAGAGCAGCCACAAAACGCAATGCCCCTTCATAATCGCCCCAGCCATTAGTAGGGTGCATAATCTCAAGTCGCTCCTTATTTTCTACCATGTGCTTATATAGCCCCCACAGTACGGGTATTGCCTCTTCTCCTGTCATACCGTAATGGGTACGGATTCCCTTCGTGTAACGATCATACCACATAGGAGCAACATTATATGTATAATTGAAATCAATAGACCCAATATTCATACTATAGCTCATTGGTTTGCTCCTTCTGGCATGGGCATCCAATGGGATACCTCTCCTGTGAATTCATCATGGCAACAGCCACACCCTGCACAAGCAAGCCACCAGTCCTTGTGGCTCTCGTCATAGAAGTTGTCCCGTGAGGAAGCCTCCTTAACCATCCAAGGTTGCGGCTCCCCTTTAAATACATACCGGCACGTAACAAGCACCGGCATGTTTTCGGGAGGTAACTGTTTCTTTGCATCAATCCATTCGGTCATTTTGTTCCTCCTTTGACACATAACTTCCGCACCACCATGTGGATGTTACGGAAGCGCTCATACTGCTCAGTCCCCTTACCCCCGTCATCCAATCCATACTCTCGCAGTTCCTCAGCCATACCAGTTGCACTGGCATCCAGTAGCTCGCGCCACATCAAATGCTTCATGTATCTTCCACTATCTTCACTCATTTGTTCTCTCCTTGTTTACCTACGCCCTGACCCCGGCCAGCTTTCGCTTCCGGGGGTGGGCGCGTTGAGCGCAATGGGGTTGGGGTTAATAATTCATCAAATGGCTCATCCATCTTCCACTATCTTCATTCATTTATTAAATCCTTTCACAAACTTGGAAGGCCGACCAGCGACTTCCCATATAGTTACCTCAACATGACCCCGTTTAACCCTGTCATCAAAGACAAGTAACGCCTCTTCCATGCTGGTAGCGGTAAAATTAGGGCTGGCTTCATCGTTAGTGATGAACCCATCAACAGAAAACAATGCGTCAGTCAGTAGTAGCCTCCAACATACATGAGGATATCCATCACCTCTATATCGTGAGGGTGCTCGTATTTCCACAACCCTCCTGAGTTGCGATAGTTGTCGGCCTCATCTTCTGACAAACTATGAAGCCTTACGTAGTGCATCCCGCCGTAGTCTTGGTATTGTACCGAGATTTCCCTGTAGTGATCTAGGGAATGTTTAATGAAGTCAGCGATACGCTTAACCTCAGTGTCTCTAGTTACGTCCAACATTTGCTTAACTCCCTCTCTCATTGTCCTTATAGTATAGCAAACATATGCACGTATGTCAAGTCCGTTGCGCCTGTCCTGATACCGGCTCATACTTTCGCACGTCCGCCGCTCCTCACCCCCGCCCCTGATACCGGAAGGAAGTCGAGCGCAGCGGATACTACACTATATCTTAAAGACGAGCGAAGCGAGACATTACTAATGGAATTGAGCGAAGCGAAAGGTATAACTACATGCGAAGCATGACACTATACCGAGCGAAGCGAGGGAATTTTTGTATAAGGTTATGATACCGGACACCCCCCCTGTTCTGATACCGGATTGTGATATCGTCAGAAATCCAGACAAAAAAATTCCCCGGTGCCGAAACACCGGGGAAAGGTTAGGAGAGATTATCAATCTTTAATTAATGGTGTGGGGTTTTGTTTTAGCTCATGTAGTAGGCTATTCATCAAGCCTATTCTTTTGCGGTAATGCTCCACCATTTCAGGGTAGGCGGTTTCAATTTCAAAATAATCCGCCATGGCTTTCTCGATTTTAATAGCGATATTTTTCTCGAAGCGCCCATCGCATCCTCCGCCGAAACATTTCTTGAAATAGGGAAACGCATTTTCCATCCAAGACATTTTATATTCCTCTCAAGGTTTAGTTGATACACTAGAGCCGCCGGGCATTCTGTCCAGCGGCTCAGGCTTATCAACTAAGCGGCTACTGCGTCTAGTACGACGGCCTTGACTTTTGAGAGAAGCGATTTCACGTAATCGATTGCCTTGTCATGGTTATTGGCAAGTCCTTGAGTATGGGCAACGTTGGCAATTTCGATTGCCGCGAGCACAGCCTCAAGTTCCGGTTTGGTCAATGTGGAAAGGTCCGCAACGTTTCCGGTAGTGCGCCCGGTGATAAGGTCACGCAGGTTCATGATCCCGGAAAAGCTATCAGGATTTTGAGCCGCCGTCGCATCTCCTGATTGGCGATTGTCTGGACCTTTAACCGTAGCCAACCCAGCTTTTACCATTTGGTTTTGAAACTGGCCTTGACGGACCGGCTCAAAATCTAAAGCTTTCGGATTTTTCTCAGGCGTGTTATCCGCCTTTGGATCAATAACTCCGCCGTCTTCGTCACGGTAAACAAACGTAGAATTCAAAGCGTTATTGTGCGCCTCAAGCTGTCCATCATCGGCGAGACGGTATTTATCCGAATGATACGCAAGCAACGCCGCCTGAATGCCCAATTTCGTACGATTCATGAGTGTACGATATCCGACCGCCTTGGCGTCCGGTTTCACATATCCAGCCGCCGTGAACATGGTGGCGCGGACACTATCCAACATGATCGGCATTCCATTAACTGCCATTTCTTCGATCACTGGCAAGGCAACCAGCGCAAAAGCTTTCACGTCAGCGGCCTCTGTCTTTTCGGATGCCACCGAATGTTTGTGGATGTTTTTGAATGTCCGCTTGATTGCGGCTGCATTGGCTGGAATGAACACCACTTCCTCAATGGTTTCCACTGCGTTTTTGATGCCTGACTTTTTGAGAGTATTTGTCATTGTTTTGAGTCCTTCTAATCTGGCGAACCGTTGTGGCCGCCTTCCGTACGATTATAATCGCATTTTCAGCACTATATGTCAAGTCCTAACTATAGGTTTATCGTCCGTGCCGGCACCTCATACATAGGAATATGAGCCATGTAATTATTGCATACCTAGTACTTGTTGCGAATTACTCTTAACTTCAATAGTGCCTAGAATGGCCTAGAATGGCCGCAGGTTTGCAGGTTCAAATTAGATAGTACGGGTTAGGCCGAGGTATGCGCTTGTCAGCGGCGTTTATATGCCAGCCTATAGCTATTCACATATTTATTGTGTTAATTGATTTTAAGGTCAATTCACATATGTTTGGTGTAGTATTACAGACCTGTCGGCATATGGTTGCGGGCCTATCAATCGGGCGGGCTTTGGGCATGGCGGGCATGGCTGCATCGCCTAGTATCATGCGGGATACACGCACTTTCTCTATGGTTATTCATGATCCTTTGGATACTCTCAGGGTTAACCATACTTTTTCTATGGGTATTAAATGGTCCCTATAACCACAATTTAGGTAGGGCTATGGGGGGGTTTTACTTCTATGGTCCTAATGAGAGAGGTAACCTAAGAATTTCTACAATAAATTATGGATTTGAGAAAAGGTAGCCTTAAGAGTGGTTGCCCTTCGGCACACTTGCCAAGCCTCTATGTTCCCCCCTAACCCCCAAGGGGGTAATGGACCTCCCGGCCCATATATCTATTATACACCCAAATTAGCACTTTGTCAAGTAAAATCGTACAAAACAACTAATTTTATTTTTTTTACTAAAATATGCATTTTTTACTTGACAACCCCTCTGATTTGCAGTATAATGGTATTAGGGTTGTAGTTGTCCGTATGGAGACTACCTCATTAGCTAGGATCAAAGGAGATATATGATGACTAGGATTAAGATTCCGAATATTCTTGTAGATGGTTATATGTGGGGTGATATGCTCACCAACCTTACAAGAGAGAAGTTCCCACATATGGATATGACTAAACTTGAAGAAGGTGAGTACGAAGTACACGTTTCCTTAGCAGGGTATAAGAAAGAAGATATCTCTGTATCCTTAGAGGGTAATATCCTGGATATTAAAGGAGACTGGAAGACAGATGCCGTAGAGTACCTTATGCATGGAATTGCTAAGAGGAAGTTTCACAGACAGCTACCCTTACACGAACATATTAAAGTTACTGGGGTAAGTATGGACAACGGCATCCTCACCATTAAATTAAGCCGGGAAGTACCCGAAGATAAGAAACCTACAACATTTGAGATTGAATGACATGAAAGGTAAAGGCTACGGGAAAAATCAGAAACAAAAGCACCTGCCGGTTCTTATGTCTGGTCGTAAGTATTCAAACTCATCCGAGCCTCGCGGCGTTATGCTCGATCCTGTAGGGGTTGGAAGGGGAAGCTACGCGTATATTCGCCAGCCCGCAAAGGCAGATGCAGATTCTCGTTCTAAGCTCCGTAAAGCTGAGGCTGGGGCTAAGACCGATGCCTCTCGCCGTAAATGGTTTGGTGGTGGCAAAGGTCATTCTGGCTTCGGGAACATGGGACGGAGTGATGCGGCGATGTCTGATGGTCGTAAATCTGTTTCCCGTGCCCGCTACGAAGTGGATAAGGTCCAACGCTATCGTCAACGGATTGGGAAGAAACCGTAAAGGATTTTTCATTCTTTGTAAAGCATAAGCCTAACCCTAAAAAAAAGTAGGAGAGGAAGGGAGTAAAGCACATGAGATCACTTAAAACTATACTGCTCGTAGGTCTTTTAATCTCCCTTCCTTTCTTTCCTCTTAATGCTACACCACTAGCGCCAGGTAACTTAGTACCTCTACGTGGATACTGTAACCTCGAAGCTGTAGATGCTATCATAGAACAAGCCAAGAAGTCCGGTAAGCGAGGTGAGGCTATGGTAGCATATCAGATTAGCCAGAAGAATTGCCATAAGGCCGTTGATGCCCCTTTCCTTGCAATTGTCTTAGAAATGACTAAGACATTCATAGATGTGTATAAATCTAAATTTGAAATTTGGAAGGTTAAGGTAATAAGTTTCACGCCCAGTATTGACGTATACATAATGAACCGGGAAGTAAAAGAGATTCCAGGAAAAGACACGTAACCGAAGTACTATATAAAGCTACTTGTATCCTCGAAGAAGAGGGGGTTGAAAGGGATGAGCCTGAACTTAACTCAGTGGTTGATAGCACTGTTGCCTATAGGATGCTTAATATGGATCGTACTCCAGTACACTCTTATACCACCGAAGACGTAGTAACTACGTAGAAGGTTTATTGGAGAGCTAATATGGCTAATAAAGGTGAGTATAAAAAGAATGCCTCTAAGGAAACTGTCCGTCAAAGGAAGAAGAATCAGAAGGCGAAGCATAAGCGGAAACGGGTTGAATCAGCCAAAGCACGTAGAAAAGCTGGAATTAAACCCAAGAAAGGAAACCAAGGTAATCCTGCTAAACGACCTGAAGCAGACCACAAGACAGGAAAGGTTGTGAGTCATAAACAGAACCGTAGCCAGGATAACAACAAGAATCATAAGAGGAAGAAGTGATGCACGACAATGCTGGTATCGCAGGTGATGACTTCATTGCTAAGCGTAAAGTGGCTACGCAACTTCGGGATGGGCTTGAAGCTCGTGGGTTGCCTCGTAGTCTTTCTACTCCTCTATCCATTAGGGGTGCTTTGGGAAAGCCTAAAGCGGACCTTAATGGTAAGTTTAGGGGTAACACCACAAAAGGGTATCTCAAGTCACAGGTTTAAAGTACTAGGACAAGTACTATGGTTAATGAGCATCCAACCAAGGTATAAAGAATGGCCTCTACGAAGACTACACCCCTCTATAAAGCATTCAATTATTGCCGGGAACTACTCTCTCGAATTAAACAGAAAGGGCGATCCTACCTCGTGTATCTTATGGGGCTTCGTAAGTAAAAAGGAACTAGCTGCTTACAAAACCACTAAGTGGGTAGATTATCAGACAGCAGAAATAGGTAGAGAATTAATAATAACGCACTGTATATCGGATAATTTAATACCCTTCTTCCGTAAGACAATGAAACATATAGCAAAACAAAACCCGGATATTAAAATAGGATGGGGTATCCGAGGATTTAAGAACAACAAGATTTGTAAGATCATCCTACCAAGAGGTTAATATGTGTCCAGGTTCAGGTTCATGCGACAGACGCTAGACAAGATTTGCCAGAGGCACCCGGCATCTAATTATGTGTATGGTCTTCGCGGATTTAAGAACAATAAGGTGTGCCGTTTACCGGTAAGGAGGATGGCGTATGCCCGGAGCATCTAGTGACCCTGACGCACCAGACGACGGATCAGCCGATAGCGGCGGAGTTTCTACTGGCCCTAGTAGCGGAGGTCATCCAGGATTAAGTGAAGATAATGTCTCTACAGGTATGGCTAGTTCCGGTTTTAGTGGAGCAGTTGGAGGCACCTCACCTGGAGGAGCTACAGATAATGAATCTATGGACCCTGCTAGTATGGCAGAGGTTGAAAATGCCCTAAGCGATCTCAGTGTAGATTTAACTGAACAAGGTTTATTTTCAGGGTTTGTTGGCCTTGCGACTTCGATAATGAATCTTCCTATGGGACTTGGCTACCTTGCTAGTCTTGCGGTAGAACCTGAACATGATGCACTATTTGGATATAGTAAGGATACTATAGGGACACTTGGACCAGGAGGTTATGTAAGTAATCCTACAAATATGAATAATGCATTAGCATCTCTAGGAGAACCACCTGGAACTAATACTAACACGGACGAAGATGGCGGGGATGCACATAAACCACTAGCTAATGTTACTTCGGCAAAAAGACGGATTAATAACAGTCAAGAGTTACTTGTGGCGGAAGCTGATGAAGGAACAGATAGAAAGATTAGACGACGACATAGTTCACTCGCCCGAGGATTCAGATTCCGATGACAGAAGCTAAACAGCCAGGATTACGCAGACCCTCTAAAGGACTATTCCAAGAGTTTAATGCTAATGGAGAATACTCCCTAGCTAAATGGAAAGACGAATTTATTTCTATTGCTGACCCTACTGAATATGAAGCAGCCTTACTTCTAGCTGGCTCATGGGATGAATGGCAACGTATTAAAAGGGAATGGCCTGAGTTCCGTGATAGCATTCTTATTGATTGGCTGGCTGAAGTAGAGATCAAACTACGCTCTGAAGCGGTACGGCAGATATGTATGCAAGCTACTGATCCTAAAGGTACAGCAGCAGCTAAATGGATTGCAGAAGGTAAATATAACCCGCGTAAAGCTGGTAAGCCTAGTAAGGCAGAAATTGAAAAACAGGCTAAAATTCAAGCCCGTGTAGATAACGAAGTAGATGATGACATTGCTCGTGTTATGAATACACAGGGCTTAAAACTCGTTGAGGTAAAATAGATGGCACACAAGGTTGGTCATAAGAAAAACGTTCGTAAGCCTGGAGAATCAGCCTTCACGTACAAAGGATCAAAAACTTTTGCAAAAATAATGAATAGAACTACGCAATCTCGTAGGGCTAGACAGATTAGTAGCGCAGTTGTACCTAAGCCTAAGATTAGTAAGGCGAGTTCAGTGCGTGAACCTGGGACTAAGGCAGTAGGCAAAGCTACTACACCAGCTAAGATTACAGGTAACACCTACACGCCTAAACCACGTAAGAACCAGAAAAATGTAAGGGCTGTTATTAGTAAAACTCCAAAGCCTGTTAAAAAGCAGGTTCATCCGAAGCCTTCCATCCGACCTAGCTCTAAATCCTCTAGTGTCCGCCCTCCTGTGGAGAAGGTATCTAAGCCTATCACCAAAGCTAAAGGCACCTCTCCTTCTAATATTGAGCAAGTAAGTGTGTCTAAGCATACTCCTAAGCCTAGTAAGAAATACAAAGGAGTTTCCCCTTCTGGTATTGAGCAAGTAAGTGTGTCTAAGTATATCCCACCTAAAAGCTCTGGAAATAAACAACATCAAGCGGAAGATATTGCACAAGTACCCACAGGACAAAAAGAGCGTGACCCTGCGAAGGTTGCGAAGTCAATATACCGAGCATTTTTCCCGACCTTCAGGCCCGAAAAGAAAAGCAAGATCACAACTAGTAAGCCAAAGACTACTACTGCTAATATGTATGCAAAGACACCTGGAGATCAACATCCTCCTGCCGCATCTAATAGAGGGAAGATACCTCCTAGCACCTTAGCAGGGCGTAAAATAAAAGGTAAAACAGGAGTTGATAGTAAGCATACTGGAATATTAGACTCAGCATCTAAAATGGAAGCTAAGAGAAATGCCAAACCCGCACCTAGAGATAAAAATACTCCAAATAAAATAGTAAATACACCGAAGATAAACTCTCGTGTAATGGATACTAGTGAAGACCCGAATGCTGTACCACCGCCCCTCAACACACCGACCAACCCTCCCAAACGAACCCAAGACATTGACCGTATGAATATGGAGTCTAAGCGAGAAGCTCAACCAGCCGCAGCTAAACCTAAATCTCTTGAAGACAGGTTTGGTCAAGCAGTGTCTAATTTCTTTAGGCTACCTCATAGCTTTGAAAGTGGTGTCAAGGGAACGTCCTCTTACAAGACTAAACACTTCAAGCCTAAGAAGAAGAAATAAAGTATGGATTGGGTTGACGCTGATAAGCTGTACTCTGGTAGTGGGCTAAGTAAAGTCCAGAAAGACCTTCGTGCTGCTGCAGTAAACACCTTTGAGGCATTTATCCGCCTTGTAGCCCCTTATCAATTAATGGCACACTGTCATATAGAAATGACTAAGTGGGCACAACATCATAGCAATGAAAATCTACTGCTACTCTGGCCTCGTGATCATGGTAAAAGTAGATACTCTGCATTCTACGCAGCTTGGGAGGTTGTTCGTGATCCTGCAACTACCATCATCTATGCTTCTGCTACTGCTGAAAAAGCAGAGGAACAATTACGATTTATTAAATCCATCCTCGACAGCAAGATTGTGGCAAGATACTTCCCAGGACTTATATTACCCGAAGAAGGACGTAGAGAAGCCTGGAATAAAACCTTTATCGTAGTTGACCACCCTTATCGTAAGTCAGAAGGTGTTGTTGATAGTACGATAATGACTTGTGGACTAGAAAAGACTATTACTGGTAAGCACTGCAAGAAGCTAATCTTGGATGATGTTGTTGTCCCTGAAAACAATACCGAGATAGGACGTAGGGATGTTAATTCATGGGTAGCACAAGCCTGTTCCATTATGAGTGCTGAAAGTTCTATGCTCGTAGTAGGTACTCGTTACCACCCTAAAGACGCTTACCAGCTTATGATGGATATGGCATACGATGACCCAGAAGAAGATGAGAACGGTGAAGTAACAACTACTGAAACTCCTATGTTCCAAGTTATGATGGACAATGTAGAGGAAGATGGCGAATTCCTCTGGCCCCGACAGCAAAGGAAAGACGGTAAATACTTTGGCTTCAATGCCACGGTCCTGGCTAAGAAAAAGGCTGTATATGAAAGCCTTGGAGAGATCACCCAATTCTACGCCCAGTACTACAACGATCCAAACGATAAGTCAACGGCTCCTATTAGTAGAGACTTATTTAAGTACTACAAGAAAGAAGAAGTAGAATATGTGGCTGGGTTATGGACTATCGCGGGAAGACCCGTTTGGATGTACGCAGCAGTTGACATGGCGGCAAGTACTAAAGATTCTGCCGACTACACTGTTATTACTGTTGGAGCTATTGATGATGAAGGCAACCGTTATGTGGTTGACATTGATAGGTTCAAATCCACGAAGACATCCGAGATACTGGCTCGTTTGCGACATGCGTATGAACGCTATATGTTTAAGAAATTGCGAATTGAAGCCGTGTCAGGCTTTAGACTCGTTGCACAAGATTTGGCAGATAGACTGACGGAGATGGGTATACGCATCCCTATTGATTTGTATATACCCCCTAACACCGAAGGCAAGTTTGCCAGGGTTAACGGCATATTAGAACCTCTCTACCAAAGTGGTGCTATTTACCACTACCGAGGTGGTAACTGCCAGGTATTAGAAGATGAGCTAGTATCCGTAAACCCGCTCCATGATGACACAAAGGATGCATGGGCTATGTGTGTAGACCTTATGGTTAAACCAATTCAAAGACAGCAGCAATCTAATCAAAATGTTGTTAAGTTTCATAAACGCTTCGGAGGCATTGCAGCCTAATGAGTAAAGCTAGTAGTAGCGGGCACACACTGTCTGTAGAAGACGTTAATGATGTTGCTGTACGCATCTCTGAAATGTGGATGCGATACAATACAGAGCGCCGTAACGCATTGTCTCTTAATGAAGAGGCCCGTAGATTTGTCTACGCTACTGATATTGATAGCACCTCTGCTGCTGACCTCCCGCATAAGAATAGAACCCACCAACCTAAGCTGACACAGATTGCTGACACACTTAAAAGTCAATACTTTGAAGCATCACTATCTATGCCACAATTCTTTAAGTTCCCTGCTCCCAAAAAAGTAACACCTGGAGTAGCTAGAGCTATGGAAAAATGGCTTATGGTAAAATTAGAACAACGTAAGTTTCGTGAGACAGTAGGCCGTGAGCTTGTGGGAGATTTTGTAGATTACGGTAATTGCTTTGTATGCGTTGACTACATTATTGAACGAGATAATAATGGTGAAGTAATCTATAAAGGGCCAGATTGGAAACGTATCTCCCCTATGGATACAGTGTTTAATCCTAGAGAAAAGTTCCATAGAAGTGCTAAGATTGAACGATGCCAATTCCATGTAGCGGACGTTAAAGACTTCCCTAATAAATACCCTAATGCAGGATTTAAGAAAGGTGTTATTGATAAGGCCATAGGTACACGCCACCCGGAAGGTATTGATGATTGGATTGAAGTAATCAAGAACCGTGGCATCAATATGGACGGCTACGGTGGATTTGACCAATATTTTAAACAAGACCTTGCTGAAATCCTGATCTATCGTGGTGATGTATTTAACCCCGCTACAGGGGCCATCCAACGTAATCGTGTTGTGTATGTTATGGATAAAGTGCATGTTATCCGTAATGAGCCTTCACGATCTCCTGCAGGATTTAGTGGCATCCACCATGCAGGATGGCGACTGCGCCCTGATAACTCGTGGGCACAAGGACCACTAGACAACCTAGTAGGTATGCAGCACAGGATCGATCATCTTGAAAACCTTAAAGCTGATGTGTTTGATGTTATTGCACAACCAGTGTTGTTTATTAAAGGCGATGATGTCCAAACACCCTCAGAAGGCTACCGACCAGGGGCTGAATATTTCGGTGGGGTAGATAGCGATGTCCGTGTAATCGTGCCTGATGCAACAGCTTTAAATGCAGACACACAAATAAATAACTACCATCGTATGATGGAGGAAATGGCAGGTGCTCCCCCTGAAACACGAGGTATCCGTACTCCTGGCGAGAAAACTGCGTTTGAAGTTAGTAAGTTAGACCAAAATGCTACCATGATGTTCGTAGATAAAGCTCGTTTGTTTGAGCGTATGATTGAGAATATGCTTAAAGAGACTTTTGAATTAATGCTTATGAACTTTGACATTGAAGACTATGTTGAAATTTTTGGTGAGGATGCAGAATCAGAAGGATTACAATCCCTATCACAACAAAGCTCCTTATCAAGGGGTGAATTTGTCGCTATCGGTGCCCGCCATTGGACACGTAGAAATCGTGAGTCTCTTGAAATGAAAGAATTTATGAGTGGGCCTATGCAAGACCCGAAAGTAAGGGCGCATGTTAGTGGTGTCAAGCTAGCTAATTTTTGGGAACGTAAATTAAATATTGAAGACGAAGGGATTGTCGAAGAGTATGCAGGAATTAAAGAAGATGTCCACCTTCAAGCAATCGCTCAAGAAGAAGCTAAAGCACTCCAAGGAGAGCAAGAAGGCGACCCCATCGGAGTCGGTGACGCTACCGGCACTGGTGTTGAGACTTTTGCCGAAGAAGGGGGACAGGGAAACAGTAATCAGCCAAGCCCACAGCAGCCCGCAACTGCTGGACTTCCTGTATAACTTACTACTTGATGACTATGCAGACGGCCTACTGGAATCCTCTAACAAAGTAGATTCTATAGGCAAGGCTAAGGAAGCCAAACGTATTTTTGAAATTTTGAAAGGACTAGAAAATGACTGAAGCAGCGTTGACCGACGCTCTTGAAACCGTCGAAGTACCGGAAGCTAGTTACCAACCAGCCCCGGAAGATAGCCCCAAGTCAGAACCAGCTTATATAGATACCCTAGTAGGTGATGGTAAGAAGTACTCCTCTACTGACGAACTGGCTAAAGCATACCATCATGCGAGCTTGCATATTGAAGAATTAAAAGGTGATTTGCAAGAATTCAAAGGTGGTAAAGAGGCTCTAAATGAGCTTTTAGACGAAATTCGTAATTCCAAACCGGAAGAGAGCAACGATACCCCGGCCCCACCACAAGCCCCGGTTGAGACTCAAATTCAAACGGAAGATGTAGCGAAGATCGTGAATGATCAATTTATGCAGCGAGAAGCTACAGCAAAGGCGGAAGCCAATGTAGCCACATCTATGAATAAATTGGTCGAGGTATACGGCTCTGAGATGCAAGTCAAAGCTGCCGTTACCAAGGCTGTAGGTTCCGACGAAAGCGTTAAGAACATTATTGATAATCTTAGCCGATCTAACCCGGAAACTACAGTTAAATTCATCACCGGGATTGTTCCTACTTCCGAAATGGATGTTAGTAATACCCCGGCTGTCAATAACTCTTCTGGAGAACCTCAACCGTTTGAAGGACAGTTAACTTGGGCTAAATGTCGAGAGGTCAAAAAGGATAACCCTCGCATTTATAAGAGTGCTGCATTCCGTAAGCAAATTGAAGTGGCTGCTGCCGAAGCTGCGGAAAAGGGTGTTGACTTCTTTGCAACTTAACTAAGGAGGAATCAAGATGGCTCTTGATACATCAAATAACTCCTCATTGATCCGTACTAATGTATGGGCTAATGAAGTTAAAGATGTTCTGCAAGAGGAGCTTATGATGGATTCTCATGTCCGTTGGATTACTGAGTTTCCTGATGGCGACACGCTGAACATCCCTACCCTGTCAGAAATGACGGTTCGTAACTACTCCGAAGGTGCCCAGGTCACGCTTGACGACCCGACCACGGGTAACTTCACCTTGACGATTGACAAGTACTATCAGTCGGGCTTCAAAATTCCCGAGAAGTTCCGCCATGATAGCTTCTATGTCAGCGTTGCCGAAAGCAACTTCGTACAGAAGTTAACCCGTGCCCTTCTTGAACAGAAGGAATCGGATATCGCTAACCTGCAGACGGATCAGACTGCTTCTAACCCGAACACCATCAATAGCGTTGACCACCGCTATGTTGCTACGGGCACGAATGAAGTCATGACTCTGGCTGATATCCAGAAAGCTAAGTTGGCTTTGGATAAAGCAAAGGTTATGCGAGGCAACCGCCGTGCGTTTGTTGACCCGTCCGTGACATATCAGTTGCAACAGATCAGCAATGTCATCCAGCAGGACGTATACGGGTCTAACGCCCATGTCAGAGAAGGCATGAACGGTACGGCCTATGTTGGTCGCTTTGCTGGCTTCGATCTTTTCGAATCACTGTTCCTTGATAGCGGTGTTACGGAAACGATCACGGCAACTGCTCCTTCTGCGGGTTCGGCAACTGGTACAAGCGCCTTTGTCAATATGTTCCTTGGTGAAGAAGCCTTCATTGGTGCCATGCGAGCCATGCCTGACATGGATGCTTGGTACGATAACAACACCCGTTCAGACGTTTACCACGTTACGATGCGGTACGGCATTAAGCTGTTCCGCCCGGAATCGTTGGTTTGCGTTCTGAGCGAATAGGGAGGATATGACATGACGCAAGCTCGTACTCCCGCTGGTTCTGCCGCAGGTGCAGGTGCCGGTGAATACCTTGTAGATGCCACCCAAATTCCCACCGCAATTACGTGGGAAGATCAGGTGGGCTACACCAACCGCATGAAAGATGGTATGGCTGTGTATCTTAAAGATGCATCCACCTCTGCTGACTTCGTGTGGACTATTGTGGCTGAAGATAATGGCCGCATCTCTGAACTCAAGTATGCTAACGGTGCAGTCGCTATGGACGGCTCCGTTGGATGGGAACTCCAGTTCCTTAACTTGAGCAACTCTAGTGATGTCCTTGGTTACTTTGGTATTGGTTCCGGTACGGAAGCCGCCAAAGGAACTGATAACGACACTGCTGTTGCTGCTAATGGTGCTGCAGAGATTCTCTGCACGGAAGCCAGTGGCCGCTTCAACAAAGGCGACGTTATCAAGTGCATCGCTGACCGTGACGGCACGACTGGTGTTGGGCAGTTCCAACTCGTCTTGTCTTACGAGAACGAAGGCCGCTAGGACTAGGATTGTTGGGGAGGGGTTTTGGCTCCTCCCCACTATCTCTTATAGGAGACACAAATGGCAACCGCCCACTCTACACTAACCGGATCGGACTTGCATGAGCCTAAAGGGGCGGCTGCTGCAAATGCCGATGAGATTTACATCGCTAATGGGTCAGGGAGTGGTTCCTGGACTGCTGCTGATAATAACATTTACCTCATACTAGAACTAGATAACATAAGTACTGCAAGCTCCACATGGCTACCTTCCCCTTGTACAGGTACTGTTTCTAGTATCCAAACAATTATTCATGGAGCTATCACCTCTGCTGATGCTATAGTCACGGCAGAGATCAATGGAACCCTTATCACAGGTAGCTCGATTACTATAGCACAGTCTGGTAGTGCTGCCGGTGATGTGGATAGCTCTACTCCTTCCGCTGCTAACACACTAGCTATTGGTAATAAAATAGAAATTATTACAAACGGAGGTTCTACCAATGCTGTCCGTATGACTGCTGTTCTTACTGTTACCCCCACCTAAGAGGTAAGCTATGAAGCTCACTCTTCTTGAAATCGTACAAGACATGCTTACTGCTACAGACTCAGAAAACGTGAATAACGTTGGTGAGACTGAGGATGCAGGTATGTGTGTCAATATTGCTAATCGGGAATTTGAGCGTCTTATCTCTAAGTTCCGGTGGAGACATACACGGACGTTTGGCAAGCTAGACACTACAAGCAATAAGCATGAAATGACTATCCCTACTACTGCTGTTTCCTTAACTCCTGACACAATGTACTACTCAGGTGATAGGGTGTACTGGATGGACCCGGATAGGTTCCTTGCCTACACTATCTCACGTAATACTTCTGAAAGTAATATCTCTGAAGTAGCTAATGTTAAAGTATTCACTGACCGTAACCCCCAATACTTCACTAGCTTTAATGATGCCACTATTACTTTTGACTCCTACCCCAATGCATCAGGACTTACTTCAGACGACACAGATGTAATTCTGTACGATAGCCCTACTAGCCGCCTAACTTCTGACGGTGAGTATTTTGATCTACCCCCACAAGTATTCCCGGCATTAGTACAAAGATGTATTTATAGGGCTATGCTCGAAATTAAAGGTGACACACAAGGGGCACAAGTTGCTAAACGAGATGCTGATAACACAATAGCAGCCCTCTCACGTAATGCAAGACTAGTAGACCAACCTGACGATAGACGTAAACATATCGTTCCTCGACGCTCTATGAGGAACACTTTTAATAGGACTGAAAGGATACTTCCATAATGCAAAAGGTGGATTTGACCGAATTCCCCAACGGCTCTGGCTGGCATGTAGTTCACGACCCTAACAATATGTGCTACAAGATTACGTCAGAAAAAGGACAAACTAAAAACGCAATATTCACGCAGAGAAGCTTTGCTGAAAAAGCCTTATACGACTATCTCAAGAAAGTATCTGCACCGCCTAAGAAGGTTGGTCGCCCCAAAAAGACTGAGGTATAATGTCAACACGCAAGCTCCAATTACCTGTAGCTGGTTTTACTGACGGCCTTAATACGGAAGCCTCTGTGCTTAACGTGCTACCTTCTGAATTCATGGACGGTACTATTAACGTAGAGCTATTCCAGAATGGGTCCGTCCGTAGGCGTAGGGGTGTAGACTTCTTAGGGGCTTCTGACGCAGGAGGCTTCCTACAAACAATACGTACAGGAGTCATAGCTACAGAATTAAAACAAGAATCTCCTGCTGGTAAGTACGTGCAGCTTACTGCTCCTAATGGTAATATCGTTGAGAAAATTGTCGTAGACCTTAATAATGAGTTTTGGGTTTTTGACGTAACCAGCGACGGTCTTACAAACATCGACACTCCTTCCCAAACTATTAGCCGTACAGTAGATGGTGTTGTACATGCTGACGATCAGCAAAAGTTTGTCAACATGCAATTCTCTCAGTCTGGTAAGCGACTGTTCTTTGCAGGTAAGCACTCACACCCAGGCTACCTACAAGTGTCCTCAAATAATGATAGTCTTGAAGTAGTATACTTAAATGTCATTATTCGTGATCCTGATGCCACCACTACAAATGCAATAGTACAGCATAATTCTAAATGGTATGACTGTATCTTTACTCATACTTCTGCTGCAGCTAATGAGCCAGGGGTAGGTGCTGATTGGGAGCAATACTGGATACTAAATGATGGAGCTATCCCAGGAAGCACTCCTTCTTGGGGGACAAGTACCTCGTACACCTCTACTATGATTATCCGATACAATAAGAATATATCTGTAACCGCTACCGACACCTTCCCCACTACCGTAGACTTTTTTGCTGGTAGTGCATGGTTAGGAGGCGATCCTAAATACCCTAACTTTGTTTATTTCTCCCAAGCTGTTGTTAATGATGGTGACTTGGAAAAGTTCCATCAGTTTGCTGACCCTTTCGACAGCACTGACTCTGCTATTGTGGCTGATGATGGAGGGGTTGTAGCTATACAAGGTGCGGGGTTAGTGGAAAGGATTCTTACTTTAGGGTCTGCCATCTACATAGGGTCTAATACGGGTATATGGCAAATAACTGGCCCAAACAGTCAGTTCAAGGCTACTGATTTTGTAGTATATAATGTATTAGGTGATGGTATTGACGGACCAGAATGTATGGTCGCTGTCGATGACGAGTTTCTTGTATTTGGGCAAAATACTATCTGGCGATCCACTATCCAGAATAGCTTTTCCCTAACTAATACAGGCCAAGCTACTTTTCGATCTATCTCAGAAAATAGAATTGAAACTCTTTACACAGCAGTACCTCAAGCATCTAAGTCTTCTGCTAGGGCAGTATATAACCCTTCTGAACGTAGGGTTTATTTTTTCTATAACAAGACTCAAACTGATTTTGATAAGTCCTACGGAGGGCTATCACAACCTGGATACTCCAAGGATGTCCTTGTCTTGGACACTAGATTTCAAGATGATATTCTACCTACTGAACAACAACAGAAACTACGTAGAACAGTAAAAGGCGCGTTCTTTGAATATTCATTTAACGACGGAGCCAACAGTGAGCTTCCATACATAGCTTGTCCTATTGTAGCCCCTGACGTACCCCCTATTGATGAACCAGTTACTATTTCGGGTGATACAGTTGTCGAGAGTACGGGTGACCCCGTTGTAGCTGCTGGCGATGCTGACCCGAAAGATGTACTTCTGGTTCTAGCTATGAGGCGCTCTGAAGCAGGTGCTAATGCTACTATCGAAGCTGCTTTTGGTTCTCTGAATACTACTAATGTTAAAGATTGGGCTTCGGATACTACGTATGCTATCTCCTATGATAGCCCTGTATATAGCGGCATCCAGACAGGCGGCGATGCACTTCATAATAAAAACCTTACATATATCTACTTAGTATTTAAAAGGTCAGAGTCAGGAACTCTGGATTCAAACAGTATTGATCTAACCCCAGGCGGATGCTTTATGGCTACTGCATGGGATTATGCTACAGATGATGCTGCTCCTGGTCACTCCACATTCTTTAATGATGTGGAGGACGCAAGTGGCAACGATGTTGTGGATGCTAATAACAAATTAGTATATAGCCGTAATCCTATGAGAGAGGTGTACTTCCCTGCGAGGTACACCAACTCCTTAGCAGGATCAGGAGATACTGACTATAGCCATGTCCACTACAAGCATAGAGTACGCGGTAGGGGTAAGGTTATGCAAATCCTATTCCTTAATGACGGGGATAAAGATTACCACCTAATAGGATGGACACAGCAGTTTCATGGTAAACCCGATTAACGTGTTCCCAAACGGAATACACTTTCAGACGTATATTGTGGAAACTGATGAAGAAATTATAGGTGTTATAAAGGCAGATTGCTATGAGGATTTCTTAATGGTACATCCACGTATGTATAAAGTGAAGAAAAGTACTGTGAAGACGTTTCGGGACGAGTTCCATAGAGTAATTAAACATCTCAAAAAGACTCTTTACTACGACCACTTCTACGCAGATACTAAAAACTATAGACTGGCAAACTTCCTTACCTACAATAAGATAAAAGAAATAGGCAAGGGTAGAGAGGGTGTACTTTTTGAGTACGAGATAGTAATATGAGTGATGGTTTAAAACTTCTAGTTGCCTCTTTTGCGCTTACTGCTGCTTCTACGTATGTGACGTACCAAAGTGAAAAGAAAAAAGAAAAGCGAATCAAACAGCAACTTGAGATAAAACGAGAACTAGCTAGAGATGATCTATTAGCTACTAAGGCTATAGCTGACGATAAACTTCGTATTGATGCTCGTAAGCGTATTGCTAATATAACTAGAATGTTTGCCCACAGGAATACACAGAGTAATACTCAAATGGCGGTCACCGGAGTAACTAGTAACCTTGAAGGCTCTTTAGAGCGTAATCAGGAATCTGTAAATCGGCAGATTGCCATGACTGATGCTAATATAGACTTAAATAGGGCTGAACTTGAAACCCCTGGATTAGCTACTACCCTTGGAGCAGGTGCGGCAGACTTAGGTGCCAGTGTATTTGCTGCTAAGGCTAGTGGCAAAAGAATATCATTATGATCGGAGCGTTAACATGGTAGCTGGTGGCATAAAACAATTAGGCGACGGCCCCACTAAGTTTAGGGAGGAACAGTTTCGTTCTAATGCTCCCACTAACAGCGGGCAAGCTGCGGCTGAAGCGTTAATAACTCAGATAGGAAAGCTGACCACGTACGCTATTGATTCTGATAAAGCTAATGCTCATGCATCAGGTGTATTCGCACTAAAAAATGAAAGGGAAGGATGGGTAGCATCTGGAGTACTTCCTAGAGAACGAAAGATTAAAGAACAACAATGGATAAAAAACAATTCGGAGAAATATAGCCCTTCCGAACTTCTTAAGATTGTCAATGAAGCAAAAGCTATAGAAACTAAAACAGTAAGGGATTCCCAGGGAAACCTCCGTCTTACTGACCTAAGAGGCAACTTTATGGATGACCCCCAAGGTGATCCTCCTGATGCTGTGGATTTAGAGATACTTGAATCATTCACCCAGTTTGACGAAATTAACAAGCAAGCACCTACAGTAGTTCAATCCTGGCTAGCCTTTGTTACCCCTGAAATCACTAAGATGCCTCTACAACAGCAACAAGAAGCTCAAGCTATATCTAAAGATATGACATTCAAAGCCAATAATATCTTTAAGACTGCTATAAGGATGGCACGAAACCCTCACTCCCCTATAGGCTCTATAGAATCTGACACTGCGGCTGCTGAACAACGCTTTAGTGAGATTAAATTTCAGTATGATTCATTTGTAGCTGGTCTAACTGGCCCCTACTTCATGAAACACATAGGAAAAGAACTAACTATTGACGCAGGAGAGAAGGTTCTGATGTCACTGAATCAGGATTTGCGTAATACTCTTGGGCGTAACAATCTTCATACTGCAATAGGTGACCCTACTGGTACTAAACTCCAACAGATGATGGAAGACGGGAGAACTAGAGTATCTGCTATCTCGTCAGCCATTATGGATAAAGGTGAACTAGGTACAAGAGTTAAAGCAGCTAGTATGCAAGCTACAGTATCTAACGTGCGGATACAGCTAAGAGAGAATAGGGCTGTTATGAACCTAACAGATGAGGAGTTTGAAATGGCTTCTCAATCTAAATACGTACGGCATGCTGTTCAAATGGCAGGACTTTTAGGAGGAAGGGGTGACCCTCTTGGCGCTTATGCAGCCAGCCTAGTAGCCAACATGGTTGGCAAAGGTAATAGAGAACACTGGCTGTCTAAAAGCGAAAAACTAGCTAAAGGAAATAATCCTAAATATTTTTCTGATCTTAATGCCTTACGTACTGCGCCTATCCACCCTGACGACCTAGATGCCCACATCTCTAACTTAACTAGGGGGCTTGAATCTATGCTTAAGAAATACCCCGAAGAAAACCAACAAGAACGTATACGTGAAAACTTTAATAAAGTTATTAAGAGATTCGAGACAGCTAATAAGCAGTGGAAGGAGCAGTAATTCTAATGGCAGAGTCATCTGTATTAGAGCAACCTCAAGTACAAGAACCTGCCCTCCCTGAGTTGGAGGAGGAGCCTCTTGATATGAGCATACTCCCTCCTATGCCAGAAGAGGAGCCTGTTGAAGAGATTACCATTCCCCCTCATAATCGTGAGTTGGAATATACCCTGTCTAATATGGCTAAGACGGGTGATTATGATACTTTGCAGAGTATGTCTATAGCGCAAGAACAACACAAACTTTCTAGTGCTGTTATAGGTGCGTTACATTCATCTGCTATTAGTAAACAGGATGCTCGTTCTATAGTGGAGGAGATGGCTACTCGTTCCCGCCCCAGGAAATCAAATGGGGAAGCTATAACGGATAACATTATACCTGGTGCCCATCCTGACATCCGTAAAGCTATGTCCGACTCTATCGACGTTGACCATGCTAACAGAATTACCATCAACCATCAAAATAAAAGTCTTAATTTAGGAGAAGGTAGGGCTGCTCGTAATGATCATAGCCCTGTTGCCCTAGAAGCAGCACAATACCTTAGTGTCAAGAACAGAGAAGCTGCACGTAGGCTTAAAGAGTTTGATGAAGGCAATTTCTCTCTAGAAAATATAATTGAGTTTGTCAACCCCATAGGAGGGGAAGACCCTGAAGGCATGGATATTGATATCTGGCAGACAGGTAAAGACCTACTTTCAGGCGAGTTTAATTACGAAGACTTTAACACAAAGATGGAGTCTAACTACGGCGAAGACTGGGAATGGCGTATGAGTGGCTTCCTCGCTAAGGAAGGTATGATTGACGTAGGCATTCTACTTTTAGCCATGTCTCCTCTTAGTCCTATTGCCTTTGCCTTGAAAGCAAGTAGCTCTGCCCTTAAAGCCAGGGCTGTTGCTGGCATCGCTAGGTCTGCTGTTGTGGGTGTAGCAGGTGGTGCAGCCCAAGCAGTACAGAATGTTACTGTAGATCGTGAAGCTAATCTTGGTACAGAAATAGCCCTACGCACAGGAGGGGCTTTAGCTGGTGAGGTGGTGTTTGGTGTAGCTCGCGCAGGTATCCACGCACTTAGAGCACCAAAAGCACGGGCGGCTGCTAAAGAAGCTGCTGAGTTAGCTGAAACCAAAGTTCTTGAAAGAGCGCAGTATGAAGATGCTGTTAAGACCTTACCTGACACACTGACCCCTCTTGCTGCTACACAGAGGGCTAGTCTCGTGGAATCAGTACAAGGATTCAATAAACTAGCTCACGATACCTCTGCTAAGTTCCTAGACCTTAAAGAAGCAGAAGACTCTGTTTTGGTTGGCCTTGCTAATGTTCTCGGCAAGGATGTTAATGAACTAGCTAATATGGAATTTGATGTGGCTTTTACCTGGGCTAATAAACTGTCTCGTGATATTGTTGAAGAAAGTGCTTCCCAATTCAAAAACCAAACTGAACTTAGTCGTTTTCTTAGTTACGATCTTATGGCCCTCACCCCAGGTAAATACGAAACATTTACCGATAAGGTATCCCTATTCTTGACGGATAAGGGTGTTGCTATGCGGGAGTTTGAAGAAGGTATTATCAAGAGTAATGACAACCTTCTTAACTCTATGATGCAGTTTGGTGGTGTTGCTGAGAGTGCTAACTTTGCAGGGCAAGCTGCTGCTAATCTTACAGACTCTCGTAACTTTTCAAGTAAGATTGCTTCAGGGCTAGGCATGCTCTATAGAGACGCTACTAAAGGATTGTCTGTTAAAGAAAAGAAGCTGCTGTCTAACATCCTAAGTGAAGGCTCTGCCGATACTACTGTATACGACTTTGATTCTTTTGTACCTAAGTTAGATGTACCGGAAGGGTCATACACCCCTGCTATCCGCGAAGCTTACACCAAGGTTAGGTTTACCTTGGATGCTGCACATGCAGTATTGGACGAAGGCCGTGTTGCTGCGCTTAAAGGTAGGGTCATTCCTTACCGTAAAGGCTACGTAGAAAAGATGTCTAAACCTTCTAAGAAGAAGGGTTATGTGTGGGTACGTGAGTTTGATAACGAGACTATGGCCCCTACTGAAAAGGCTGCATTTGAAATACCTGAATCTACTTTCAAAGCCAAGGTAGACCAGCTTACTACACTAGTTCCTTATCGTAACGGACATATTCCTCGTGTGTATGACACTAAGAAGCACTACGTAGGTGTTGCAGGTAAAGAAGGAGTTAGTGTTGAGGCTTCTTTCTCAAGTCGGTATGAAGCTGAAGTATGGATGAAGGAGCGCCAAGCCCTTATCAATAATGACTCAGATAAGGTATTCAAGATAACAGATAATATCGACACAGGTGCAGGTGGGTTTACTGCTAGTCGTAGTACTATGGATTTACTGTCCACATTAGGAGAAGGCGCACAAAAGAGCGTAGCTGCTGCCCTTGAAGAAAGTGGCATAAACTCTGCTACTGTAAAACTTATGCTCCGTAGACTGGATACCGTGAATCCTGCCAAGGACTTTGGCAATAAACGTACTCAACTAGGTATTGCTTCAAATAAAAAACTACAAGACTTAAGACTAAAATATCATAGTACAAAAAGCAGTGAAGCGCGTAAAGCTATTGAGAAGGATATTGA